AATTAGAGTTCGACCTAATACCTTCAATTAAGAAAGTTGATCTGAATCGATTTAATCGAGAGAAAGTAGCTAAGGCGATTCAAGACCGCATTAAGATGTTATCCGATGTGCGTATGCCTATTGGTAACATTCGAATGATGATCGGTAAAGAAGTAGCTGAAGGTGAATTGGTAGATGAAAATGAAAAGCCTAAATGGTGTGATGGTTGGATTTACGTCAATAGTCATTGTGGTTATATGGACCTTAAAACTTGTGGCATACATAAAGCTGAGTCATTTAATGTTGAGAATGGTAAATATATACCGATTAGTGACTCTGGCACAAAACCTTCAGCCTCTAAATATGTATCTGATCATGGCTTTGTTAATAAGGTAGACGCAATCGCATATTTACCAGGTGTTGAGGAGACAACTGTTGAACTTGAAGGCCGTACGTTGTTTAATGTGTTTAACCCAAAGACATTACCCGTAGAAGCAATAGAATACACGGAGGAAGGCAAAGAAGCTATTGAAACTGTTAAGAAACACATCAAATTCATCTGTACAACCGACGAGGATACAGACATATTCCTTCAGTGGATGGCATTTCAAATACAACATCCAGGTAAGCGTATGCTGTGGTCACCAGTGATTCAATCAATCCAAGGTGTAGGTAAATCGTTCTTTGGTGAGTTACTTAGAGCATGCTTAGGCGATAGGAACGTAGGTACGGTATCACCGACCCAAGTTACCTCAGACTTTAACGGATGGGCAACGAACGTAGTTGTTAATGTTTTGGAAGAGTTAAGAGTAAAGGGACACAACCGACATGAAGCAACAAACGCCCTAAAGCCTCTTATTACTGACAGAATGATACAGATTAATGAGAAAGGTGTTAAACCTTACATGACCTATAACACAGCGAATTATATCTGTTTCACCAATTATAAAGATGCTTTACCATTGGGAATGGATGATCGTAGATGGTGGGTTATATTTGCACCAATTCGAAGTTTAGAGGAAATGCCTAAGTATGTTGGCATGGAATCGGGTGAGTATTTCGCTAAGTTATTCCATTCGATTAATAATTATGGCTCAGAGATTCGTAAATGGTTTCTGGAATATCCTATTAGTGATGAGTTCAAACGCATCAAACAGGCGCCAATGACTGCTCATAAAGAATTGATGATTGCTACAGAAGATGCGGGGATGGATGGGCTTTTAGAGGTTAGGGAATTGATCGGGGAAGGGTACCAATATGTGAATAAGGAATGTGTTTCTCAAGGTGATTTGAATGATTTAATCTTGTTTGAACATCCAGAATTGGAGGTAACAAAAGCAACGATTCGGAACATTATGAAGAAGTTACATTATGATTTAAACCCAAAATTGGTGAAGGTAGATGGTAAACCTCGAAGGATTTGGACGAGGCATTCTATGACTAATGATGAAATCAGAGAAAGTTTCGTTACATTTTAAGTTTTGTTACCTTTTTCGTTACCTGAGAGAAACGCTTTGTTTATATATGTTTCTCTTTATTTATATACTAAAGGTAACAAGGTAACAAATAATAAATAGATATTGTATAAAAATAAAAAAATATATATAAAAAAAAAGATTTATATATAAAGCAACTAAGGTTTGCAAAACGTTACCTCAGATCGTTACCTTTGGTTTCACTGGGGATTTTTAGATAAATTGATATATAATGATGAACAAATATATTTGATCGGAGATTAAAATTATGGCACAGAACCCAGTAAGACGTGACACAAATAAAAAGATGATGCTCGTGGCATTAAAAGATTCTTTAGGTGTAGTTATGCCTGCTTGTGAAACTACGGGCACATCCAGAACCACTCATTATATCTGGATGAAAGAAGATCCAGAGTATCGTAAAGCAGTTGAACAGTGTAGAGAGGAAGCTATCGACTTTGCTGAGACAGCATTGCATGATCAAATCCGTGGAGGTGGCGTACCTTCTACAATTTTCTATCTTAAGACGATGGGCAAGGATAGAGGATATGTTGAAAGACAGGAATGGGATGTAGATGGTGGTTTGAGCTTGGAAGTTCAATTCATTGAGTAACCGGGTACAGATACCCAAGCCATTCAAACCTCTATTTAAACCTTCTCGATATAAAGTTTATTATGGAGGACGGGGAGCAGGTAAGTCTTGGAGTTTTGCATTTGCTTTACTGATAATGGGCGTTCAGTCCAAGAAAAGGATACTTTGTACTCGAGAGATACAGGGATCAATTAGACAGTCAGTTCATCAGCTTTTAACCACTTGCATCGAAACATTGGGTCTTGAAAGGTTCTATAGGATCACTAGGGACAACATAACGGGTGCAAACGGCACTGAATTCATCTTCCATGGACTAAGACATGACCCCATGCAAATTAAGTCCTTAGAAGGCATTGACATTTGTTGGGTTGAGGAAGCACAAAAGATCACTCATGAGTCATGGGATATACTTATTCCGACCATTCGTAAGAGAAATTCTGAGATTTGGATAAGCTTCAATCCTAATTTGGATACAGATCCAACCTATCAGAAGTTTGTTATCAATAGACGAGATGATATTCTACTCAGAAAGGTTAACTATGACCAAAACCCTTTCTTTACTCCTGAGCTACAGGATGAGGTTGATCATCTTAAGCAATTAGATCATGAAGAGTATCTACACATTTGGGAAGGGGAATGTAAGAAGTACTCCAGTTCCCAGATCTTTAGGAACAAATTTAGGATCACCTCCTTCGAAACACCAGTTGATGCAACGTTTTATTATGGCTTAGATTGGGGCTTCTCTCAAGATCCAACAGTGATACTAAGATGTTTTGTTGTTAATGATGAGCTATACATCGATCATGAAGCAGGCGGTGTTCAAATCGAATTGGATCATACTTATCGATTAATTGATGCAATCCCCGATGCAAAAAAGTATATAATCAGGGCAGATAGTGCTAGACCGGAGTCAATTAGCTTTGTTAGAAGACAAGGATACCATATTGAATCGGTACATAAATGGTCAGGCAGTATCGAAGATGGTATCGAATTTATTAGGAGCTTTAAGCAGATCAATCTCCATGAAAGATGTATAGAGACTGCAAGTGAGTTCGTTAAGTACAGTTATAAGGTAGACAGATTAACTGGTGACATATTACCGGTTATAGTCGATGAGCATAATCATTACATTGATGCATTAAGATATGCACTTCAACCGATGATTAAGATGAGAGGCAAACCAAGAGTGGCAAAAGTCATAGGAGCATAAAATGGGTATTGAAAGTAAGCATCCGCATTATACTAACACACAAGATAAATGGCAACGGATCAGAGACTCGTTTAATGGTAATGATGCAATTAAAGGTGAAAGTGAAAGCTATTTACCTCGATTAGGTGGACAAGAGAACAACGAATACGAATCATACAAACTGAGAGCAGTTTATTATAATGCTATTGAAAGGACTGTACGTGGTCTAGTTGGTGCAGTTATGAGAGTAGATCCTATCCTTGAAATACCTCCAAAATTAGAGGAATTAATAGAGGATGTTACTAACACTGGAGTTTCATTAAAAGACTTTATTAGCTATATGTTAGCTGAACAGTTATTAATGGGGAGACAGGGCGTCTTAGTAGATCGAAATGAGGAAAGACCTTATCTGACAGGTTATTCAACTGAACAGGTTACTAATTGGTTAGAGGATAGAGTTATTCTTGAAGAGAGCTATCGTAAGATCCATCCTGACGATCCCTATCAATCTGAGTATGATATTCAATACAGAGAATTGCTTACTGAAGAAGGTAAGTATGTTGTTCGTATCTGGAGAAAGGATAAGAAGGGTTGGGAGATGATAGATGAGATCTTCCCTTCACGTAAAGGATCAACCTTAAACGATATACCTTTTATTGGAATCAGTGGAGAGGGGTTTAACCTTGATCCAACTATTCCCCCACTATTGGCTTTAGCAGATATCGGCTTATCGATGTATCGTACTTCAGCAGACTTAGAGCATGGAAGGCATTTCACAGCATTGCCTACACCTTATGTAACAGGTATCGACGCTGATAGCGAATTAAAAATCGGCTCAGGCTCAGCATGGATCTTACCGGACTCATCATCTAAAGCAGGCTATTTGGAGTTTAGCGGACAAGGACTTCAGGCTTTAGAGAAAGCAATGGAAGAGAAACGTTCGATGATGGCATCACTTGGTGCTCAGCTATTACAGTCACCTAAAGCAGGTGTTGAAGCAGCAGATTCAGTCAGACTAAGACAGAATGCAGAAGCTTCAACGTTAATCGGTACTGTTAAAACCGTTGAACGTGCAATCGAGAATGCTTTAATCCTTATGGCCGAATGGGAAGGTATCTCAGGCGATATCTCTATTAAGTTAAATACAGACTTCGTTGATACTAAGATCCAAGCACAGGATATGGTATCACTAATGGGGGCTTGGCAATCAGGTGCAATCAGTCATG